ACAACAACGGCTGGGGCCAGCCGCAGCAGCCTGCGGGCGGCAACCAGTTCAGCGGCGGCCAGCAGCAGCAGTCTCGTCCACAGCCGCAGCAGAACAGCGCGCCGGCGGGCAACGAGCCGCCAATGGACTTTGACGACCAGATCCCCTTTTGATGTAGATTAACTTTAATTTGCCGCATGTAACGTGCGGCATTGGAGGATTTATGCATAAAATTTGCAAGAAGTGTGGCGAACAAAAAGAACTCAGTCTTTTTTATAAGCATCCGTCCAGCAAGGATGGCAGAGATAGTAAGTGCATAGAATGCGCGAAGGCAAATGCAATCAGTGTTAGGAACGCGAGAATTGATCATTACCGCCAATACGATCGAGATAGAGGCAACAGGCAGGATAGTGGCTACTTGCGAGAATACCGAAATGAAAACCCAAAGAAGTATAAAGCTCATTGCGCTGTAAATAATGCCGTAAGGTCTGGCACTTTAAAACAGCAGCCTTGCGAAATTTGCGCGGCTGAAAAATCAGTGGCGCACCATGACGACTACGATTTTCCGCTGGTTGTGCGTTGGTTGTGCCAGGCGCACCATAAGCAGTGGCATGCTAAAAATGGAGAGGGTAAAAATGGATAATGCAACAAAGAATGCAATCAGGAATCTGGCTAAGCAAGCAAATGAAGAGATAAAGGCAAGGCGCAAAGATAATCCAAATGGCAATCTCGATAAGATTTGTGTAGAGGTGCTGCGTGATAAATTCAATAGAGTTGAGCAGCTTGGCGTTAACCGGCTGTGGTTGTCTTATTATCTTGGCGTAATCAACGGAACGCTGACAGAAAGATGATGGAGAAAAGCGAGTTTAATAAAAAGCCCCGAAAGGGGCTTATTTCTAGAATTTATTTTCTGTGCTTTATTCAGTCGTTGATAATCTCCATCAGCTCTGCAATCACACCCTCAGGGAAAACTAGACTATCTCCATCTTGCTTTGCAAATTTCAGCAGCTCCATAGCGCGCGCTGCGCCTTTTTTCTTGGCCGGCGATACCTTTGCAAGGGTTTTGGCCGTTACCTTGCTCTTGCCCTCTTTCTGGGCCTCCTGAACTGCTTGCTCAATCACCGACTCTGCGTTATCACCATGCTCGCGTGTAACAGCCACGGCAGTTGCATAGCTCACCTGGCCGCCAGATACGCGCTTTTTAATTTCATCCGGCACGTCACCAAGAGACAGATGCATCTGTACGTCAGATACGGAGCGGCCAACTCGCTTCGCAATCTCTTCATTAGTCCAGCCCAGCGCCTTTAGTCTCTTGTATGCTTTGGAGCGCTCAAATGGGTCGAGTGATTTACCCTGACTGCTGCTTACCATAAATGCGATGCGATCAGCTTCGTTGCCGGTAAAGTCTTTGCACTCAATCCTGGCAATCTCAAGGCCGCGCTCCATCGCCAGCAGCGCACCCAGGTAACGGTGCTGGCCGTCTACAATTTTAATTCCATCGCTGGTTGGCATAACAGTCAGTGCCGGCAGCGGCTGGCCTTCTGCCCAGCAGTTTGCAAAATATTCTACGTGCTGCTGGTCTGCCTCACGGATGTTATACCCCGGCTCAAGGTAAATTTGCTCAACCGGAACAAGGTAAGTTTTGTTTACTGCGATGCCATCGCGAGTTTCTTTGTTTGCGTACTTCTGTGAAAGTGTTGCCATGTTGCCTCCGTTGATGTAATAGGGCATAATCTACCCATGCAGGTAGATTAATATCTACCAACGAACCAGTCAACATTTATTTTAAATAAAGGTGAGGTATGAGCAGAAAGCGCAAAGAACCGTTAGAGGCAATCCAGAAGGTGGTGAGTGAGCGGCAGCCCATCAAGATGAGTCAGGTCTGGGTCTACGTTAAATGCTACCTCAATGCGGCAGCTATCGGTAGGGAGGCTACTTACCAGCTAATCCGTGATAACTACGATGTTGACGATAACAACTACGTAAAAGAAAAGGCGGCTTAGTTGCCGCCCTAACTTTCTAAAATTGGCGCCAAAAGCCATCATTCCGCTCATCACCCATATAAGCAGCGGTAAGCAGGAAGTTTGCCCGGTTAAAGTACTTCTCAGCCTCTTTCCTTTCGCCGGCTACTGCTAGTGTTAGTGCATCCTTCGCATCATCCTGAGCTGCCATCAGCGCTTGCGCTCTTATCACCAGCCCTATGTGCTCAAACTTAACCTGACAGTGACTCTGCTTACGAGGCCATAGCTCTTTACGGTTAGACCAGTGCTTGCAACGCATCTCTTCAATTGATTTCATAAAAAAGCCCTCCTGTTTAGGTAGGGCTAATGGTAGATTACTGAAGTAGATTTAGTCAACCACTTTAGAAGGATTTGCCTGCAAGAACAAATTTACCGGCAACGTTACCTATGAAGTCCACAACTCCATTTCCTGGCACGGAGATGGATGGCGTACTCCCCGGCAGCACGATGTTATTTCCCGCCTGGATGGTTGTCCCGCTCTCAATATACATGCGTATCTTCCTTCCCTCATAGTTAGTCACGCCAACACGTGCGTTTGCTGAGGCCTGCGATCCACCGGAAGGTGGGGCAGATATTGAAATGGTGGGGTTGCTGGTATAACCAGATCCTGCATTCACAATGTTGACGCTAATAAGTTTTCCGGAGCCATCAATGGCAGCAAATGCCGTTGCTCCGCTTCCGCCTCCACCGCTGAATGTTACAGTTGGTGGGTTAAGAGGGTCATAACCACTGCCGGCCGCAGTTACAAAGGTCTCACTAATCTTGTTCAGGTAGATTGATGAGCTGTAAGTAAGGAGGTTGGTCATTGTGGCATTAGAGCCAGTGACTCGAACCTCATCCGCAAAGTCAGGAACGACAATAGCGGCAGCATTAAGAACAGCCGGGATGCTGACGCCCGTATCAGAGTCTGAATGGCTATTCCCGGAAACATACACGGGTTCGTTTGTCTCGATGGCGATAGAGGTAAACTTGTTACCGCCGGTTGTTTTGTTTCCGCTTACGCTGCACTCAAGAGGGCGACCATAAAGACGGATGCCAATGCGCGAAGAGCCGAATCCAAGGATAAGAGTATTTCCGGCAATGTTAAGGGCCGTAGTCAGTGTCTGGAATGATGTGTTCCCGCCATCATAGCCAGGGACCAGGATCTGCGTGCCGTAACCAGCAGGGCCATTGAGACCCACGGTGTTGTTGCTGATGGTGCCGTACTGGCACGCACCCAGGTTAATTCCGACGAACCCACCGCCAGCCTGAGTGGCATTTTCCATCACAGTATTGTTGTTACATGTGAAGTACTGCGTGCCGCCTAAATCCATGCCATAACCAGAGTTACCGCGGCAAAGGTTATTATTGATAGTTCCGTTTGATCCGTTAACCAAAATACCCGCATAAGCAGAGCCGGCTGCTGCCGTATAGTCTCCATTATCGATGCAAATGTTATCGGAAACGATAAATCCGTTAGCCTGAACCGCCATGCCGTATCGTTTGTTACGATAAACATGGTTTCCTGTAACGATAACGGTAAAGTTTGCGTTAGTGCCGACACCATAAAGAGGCGCTGATGGCGTGCCACCCTCTGTAAATCCACTTACAAAAATACCAGCTGATGTGTTTTCGTAGAGTCGGTTGTTGGTGATTGAAATACGCTGCTGCGATCCGGCAACTGGTGGGAAGGTTGTGTAATCAACCATAATCCCATTGTCGCCATTTTTCTGGCAAGTGTTGTTATCAAAGACAACACCAGTGATTCGTGTCAGTCGTACGCCAAAATTGTCGGCACCTTCAAACTGTGAGTTCTTAATAACCCTTATGCCAGTATCACCCTTCAGGGTGTTATCACTGCCTAGTCTTAGCCCATTTGCACCGAACACTGAAATGCTCCGGCAGCTCTTCATCTCAAAAGACTTACAGTCGGATGAGACAAAAACGTTGTCAGCTGAGGTTCCATTGTTGGCTTTGTTTCCATCAAAGGTTATTCCGGAAAGATGAATGCTGATTGCACCATTGAAGGAGACAAAGTAAGGGGATACGGAGTTCGCTGGACGCTTTATTGTTACGTCATTGAAACCATCACCAACTAAAGCGATGTCATTGGTTGCCGAAATATTGGCAAAATAGCTTCCTTTCCCGATCCTGACCTTCCGGCCAGCTGCTTCGGAAATCATCTTGCCAAACTTAACTGTCTGGTCTTGAGTTGAGTTACTCTCAATACCCCAGTCAGCAGCGTCAAGAATATCGCTGTTCTTTGAATGCTGAGTCCTCTGCACAGAAGATGAGAATGGCTGTTTAACAGCAATAAGCGCATCTCCGGTGCTGAGGGAAGGATCGCCAAGCTGGGCACGGAGAGAGGCGTCACCAACGCTAACCCATGCCGATGATGAGATGCCACCAGAGGTTTGTGGAGTTGACCCTGCTGGTACGACCTTAGGATATGATCCAGCCCATCGGTAATACTCTCCACCAGACTGGTAATGCAAAGCCTGATTTGGGGTCGTTATAGTGTATCCATCCTCAAAGCTCTCAACTGTTACATAACCATAACTAGTCAATGATTCCTTGGTGATAGCCTCAATTCCTGACCATGTAAGTCGAGCATTGCCAAATCTGTCAGCATATGCATCTTCAGCTGAGTTTACTATTTCATCTATTTTACCTGCGTTATACTTCAAATCTCTTGGTGATTCGCTAGGGATGGGATTATTTGTTGGGGTAGTTGCCATTATAAAACCTTCTTATCGGATTCTGCGGGCGAATACATACCCGGTTGCGGTTGCTGTTCCTGAGGCAAAGGATACAGCTGTATTGAAATAGATAGTTGTTGCTGAGCTAAAATTATATCGCCTTCTTGGGCATGTGAAGCTTTGCGTTCCTGCATTAATGGATGCAATTAGCTGGAATCGCAACGGGGCAGCATCAACTGTTGTTGCTGCCGAGCTATTACCAAGGGTTACTGACGTGGCCGCAGCGCTATTTACAATCGTTGCGGACGTGTCAACCTCCCAATCACCAGGCGGAAGCGATACTGATGCAAGTGATGCTACAGCGCCGCTAGTTAGCGAAACTGAACTGCCGGTTACTGTAATAACCTCACCAACCTGTCCCGAAGAAGCAGCACTTGCATCTGTTACTCCGCTATCAGCTTTAGCTCCAAGGTTAGCGCGCGCAGTTGCAGGGGTTGATGCACCAGTGCCGCCATCTGCAATTGAGAGGTCATTAATTCCGCTGATTGAACCTCCGGTGATGGAAACTGTAGAGGCATTTTGCGTACCAAGCGTTCCGATGCCAAGGTTTGAGCGTGCAGAATTCGCAGTCTTTCCTCCAGTTCCACCCTGAGCGATTGTTAGGGCTGTTGTAAGGCCTGTAATCTCACTTATGTCGCCGTTTGATCCTGAAGATGCGGCAGAAATAGCACTTCTTGCCGCCGCAGGCGTTCCACTTTTAAATACCGCGACGCCAGTACTCTGGGCGCCTAAGTTAGAAAGTGACGCATCTTTATCGGATAAATCATCGAGGTTGTTTTCTGGCAACAAAGCGCCAGCAACGCTATTTTGTAGCCCGCGTGCGGTCAGGTGAGTTACACCCAGTCGGTCTTTGTAGTTGTTGCTGGAAGATGTAATAAACTCGTCCAGCTTGCCGGCATTAAACCTCATGTCGTCGTAGTTTTCACTTGGAACACTGGTCTGTGTTGGTGTGCTTGCCATTATCCTGTCACCGTGTAGTTATACATCTCGTCATTATACTCTGTTAACGTAAGAGATGTGGTGCCATCTGACCCGGGCTGTTTCTGGCTGATAGTCCATAGCGTTGAATCCATTTCTTGCTGTGTTGAAATTGTATATCTTGATGGTGATTGCACAGACTTACCGTCATAGATGTTCAGGTTGATTTGTGGGATTGCAGCAGTAAAAGCCCTTTTCACCCCATCCACTGGGTAAGCTTTATACCGAGAAGTGGGGTTACCCTGATCGTCAGTAATAACGACGTACATATCTCCTTCAAAGGTTAATCTTTCGCTTGTTGTGAATACATCACCTTGCCTTCCCGTTACCTTGCCAGACTGCTGGTTTGTATCGTAGATATCTACAACCTGCACAAGCTCGCCAACATTAACCCACTCCCCATCAGCGAGGCTTTTTATTTGCATACCACGACGAGAGTACATGAGGCGCTTACATTCCTTTATGGCTCGGTCAACGGCCTGGAATCGGTTGCGGATATACAGCAGCTCAAATTTCTTAGCCTTTACTGGCTCGCCTGACACGACTGAGTCACCAGATATCCTGTAATAAATGTGTACTTGTTTATTTGTTTCAGGGTCTTTGTACTGAACATCAACACCATCATAGCCGCCCGGAAGTGTCATATCGTATGATAGCTTGTAGCCTTCTGCTGCCATATTTGAGGTATTAAAGACTGTTGAGGGGCGCTCTTTTTTCTCATCGCGAGTAAAAGAAAGCACACCATCATCCCAAAAGGCAATCACACTGGCGGCGTCGCAAATTTTTTGAATCCTTTCGCCAAGTGATATATCTTCATCATCGAATGTGTAATCGAAATAGCCAAGGCGAGCATCCGATAAAGATACTGCAATCTGGTAAAGGATCTCCACATCAAGTGTTTCAATCGGCTGCTTACCTATCATAATCCAGTTGTGAAGCACAGCGTCAGCGAATGAGCGAGAAGGGCTTAGTGAGTATCTCACTTGACCTTGCTGAAGGCTGTAGCTAATCGTTCTCCGAGTAATAAGCGCATTATATTTGCGCTCGCGGCTACCCGTGGCATTTTCTGTTGCTCTCACGGTAACCTTTACCGTAGTGTCTTCAGGATATACGGAACCATTTCTTACAACTATTGAGTGAACCTCTTCCAGCTGTAGCCTGCTGGAATCGCTGGAGTTGTCAGTACGGTATATGCTGACGGCGTATCTCCCAAATCCTGCTGAAGGAGTTATCTTATCTGTTCTATAAAATGTCTCGCTTGTTGAATCGTGGGGTGTCGTCTGCCTGACACTTAGCGAACCGTCTGTACCGGCAATTTTATTGTTGTCCTGGTCGACCTTATACCACTGGATTACAAAGTTTGTTTCGCTATTACCGCCGAGAGCTGATTGAGTGTGCACCCACAGTTGATCACCTTCAATCGGCGAGAAGTATGGCCCAGACACTAAAGGCTGGTTATCCTGCACCTGAAAAAGGGTTTTATTGATTGTTATGCCGTTTAGCGTTGGCACATTCGAGGTGCCAATTATGTTGTTTATAATAAATGTATAGAAATAATCTTGCGGTGGAGTCTGCCCATCGTTTGACTCATTAGCGCTAATCATAGAGCCGGAGAAGACGACATTGCCAGTTACGGCGCCAGACGGCGTGGAGTAGGTTACGTTCAAAGTAAATGTTACTGCGTGAGGAAATGAAAGCCCAACAAAGTAGTCAAAGTTGCTATTTTTAGGTATTTTTACCAACAGCTGTCCGCCGCCATAACTTGCATCGGTTACCGTATTGGTCGTGGCGCTTTCAATGATAACCGTCGATCCTTTATCTGTTAGTTCATTTTTTCCATACACTTCCTGGCCGTCTACATCGTCAAAAGCGTAGGGTTCATAAACTACAGGGATTGGTTGCCCTGGCTGATAAACTGTGTAGGACGCGCCAGCCAGAGAGCCAAGGTTAGATTCAGAATAGCGAACCGAGCTAATATCGTATTGTCCAAGCCCGAAGTCCATAAATTCGGTAACATACTTTATATTGTTTATGTATTCAAAAAGGGATTCTTGCAGCAAATCCGGGTAGGCACGAACCTGTCCATAGTTGTCCGGCCTGGCCTCGCCGTTTCGTGCAGTATTAGTTTGGGACTTTAGGTTGTTGTTGGGTGAGGTTTTTGATGCTGAGCTTCCGGCGGCAACATTGGCTTTTGGCAGCAGAAAGCTAAGCACTTGCGTGACGGGTTTAAGTACCGCGCCAATCAGGTCACCAACAGGCCCCTTTGGCTGCTCAAAAATAGTAACAACATCGCCAGCAGAAAGGCGAAATGAAAGCTCATCTTCATCGCCAAGCTGGTTGCCGTTAATGTTTATTTTAATGTCACCAGAGAGATTGCTTGCACATAGCCAGTTAAATAAATTTGTCCCGGTGGGCACTATGCCCGTCTCTTTAGGTAGTCCGGGGACTCTCTGGATGTTGATTACCGGCATAGGAATAAAACTCCACTCTTGTAGAAAGTTTTTGTAATGTCCTCATTCTATCAAACCTTACGTTGCTATTCTCTCTTGCGTGAAGTATTTTTCCTTCACCATACACAAGCCCAACGTGAGATGGAGACGATCCGATGAAAGAAACGAAAATATCACCGGGGGATGGGATTTCAACGGCGCGCCAAAAACAAACCTCACTCAGGTAGCAAGTCGAAAAGTCACCTCCAAGCGAGTAAGATTCATCATGATGTATATTTAAACCAACCACTCTCCTGTAGTAGAGAACCACCAGTCCCCAGCAGTCTACGCACTTGTCATTGCAGGCGCGGTCAACCCATGGGGCGCCGACCATCCTTGAAGCAAAATCATCAGACGTTTCTAAGGCCGGGGAATTGTTGGATATCATAAAGCTCCGCCACATTGCTTTTCATGGGGTTTTTGATTGTAAGCGTGCAGGTTACATCGTTTGCATCCATTGTGACGTCGCTTACGTATAGCGTATACGGTTTTAATGGTGTATTGCGATCTGTTGAAATGAATCTCTTATATGTAGCCGATATGGGGGTTATCCGAGAGCCAGCAGACCATAACTTCAGAATCTGTTTGAATTCCATCGCCAGGCGAGAGAACTTCAACGTGGCATTTATTACAGGTGTATTGCTTTGCTGGCTTTGTGTGATGTCCATTCTGACAGGCATGTATGTTGCGCCCTCAAACACCTGGTCGCTTAGCTGATCTTTGACCAGGTTCACGCTGCCAAACGATTCATGGTAAAAAGTGATTGTTTCAAAGAGTATCTTATCCGCAGGCCTCTTTGACTTGAAGTCACGTAGCGTTGGCATCAGTCACCACCATGTCAAGAGGCGCAGCATAAGGGTAGATCGGCATGTCAATATTGACGACCTCATCAACAATTGAAGCCCACTCAGGCCCAAGCTCTATAATCATATCAGCATACTCATCATCTGTGTTTTTGAGTTCCCGGCATACAACGGTGCCAGACCAGGTTACTATTCCACCGTCTATGGATGACTGCACCGGCCAGGCGGTGAAGTGTAGTTCTTGTTCCTGCACACCACTACCGCCAATGTCGATGCGCATCGTAAACCATTCATTGCAGTTATCAAGATAGTCGGGACTGCGCAACCACAGTTGGAAAGCGCGTTCCTGCTGTAATGTGAAAATCCATGTCAGACTCCAGGTGGTGGTGATGTCATCTGTCAGGCGCTGGAATATTGGGTTGCCCACTGCCGGCACGTCAGTCCTGAATCCATCCTGAAAGGTCATATTTTTAGATGACCGCTGCGCCAGTGGCAGCCAGTCAGGGTATGGGATAGCCATTATTCTGTAGCCCTTCTGTTTCCGGTGTAATTTCTGCTGATTGCCTGGCCGATTTCGCCACCTTCATCAATATCAGCAACGATAGTCTGTATGGTGATATTACCATTTCCATCGCTACTGGCGGTGCTTGTTGCATATGCTGATGATGAATTGTTGGTGACATAGTTATAAACGCTGATTTGTGGCGCTCCGCTACCACCAGAGCTTATGTCGCTGTTGCTCAGCACGCTGCCATTATCGCCGGGGATCATGTATTGGTTGCCGTTACTTGCCTGGAATATCTCAGGCATACCACCCTCACCCACGCGGTACATCGATCCAGCGGCAACAGGCCCGCCATTCTTGCGTAGCCCAGCAACTGAAAGGCCCTGGGCTACACCAGCTGTTGCTATGATACCCGCCTGGGCTGGGACTGCGTTAGCACCACCCGTGGCCAGCGATGCCAGAGCAGCAGCTGGGGCCCATGCGGCTGCAAGGGTTGCAGCGCCAGCAGTGCCTGCTGCAACAGATGCACTCAGCCCTGCCGTGCCTACGATATAAGACTTAAGCCACTCAACACCCATTTGCACGAATGCATCAATGACACTGCTAAGTATATTATTACCGATTGAGCGCAACGCATCACTAAGGGTCATGCTGCCGGTAATGAGACCTGTCAGCGCGTTACCTGCGGTCTGTCCGAAAGAATCGAATGCTGCCGCTGCCGCCATCGTATAGGCATTCTGTTGTGACCACTCAGCAAACGCCGCATCCGTCCTTTCTTTCCGGTATTTCTGTTCAATTGCGGCACGCGTCGCTTCTACCTCGGCAATCTTCTGCGGGTAAAGGATTGCGTACTGGTTGAGCTGCTGCATATCCGTTGCAAATTTATTATCAATCCCAGTGACTGGGCTTGCCTCTGCCTGGATGCGCTGGTAATTTTTCTGCGCTTCAACTCGCTTCTTTTCTGCTTCCGTCTGCGCCTTTAAGGCAGCAGCGTTATCGTAAGCCTTTGCGGCGTATTCACCGGCAAGTTGAATCTGTTGCTGTGTGGCGCCGGCGCCGAGTGATTGCTCAGCGCGCAGAATGGTTTGCTGCCTGGACATTTCAGCAGTGCTTGTTGCTGCGACATTTGCGCGCTGCTGTAGCTCTTCCAGTTTATTGTTAATGGCTGCCTGTTGTGTTTCAGATTTCTTGCCCTCTGCATTGCTTGACTTACGCGCAGATGTATTTCTCTCTGTTGCGGCATATTCATCCTGCAAGGCCTTAATGCGACCTGAATCTTTTATTCCGGCGTCTTCAGCGTCATATTGAGCCTGCAGGCGTGCGCGCGCTTCGCCCTCAATGCGGGAAAGCTCAAGTTTGCGCTTGGTGTTTTTTTCGAGCTTCTGTACTTCCTTATCGTCACCGCCAGAGCCAGCAATTTTGATGGGCTGATTATTTGCAGCTTTCTTCCCTGCCTGTGTGACAGCATTAAGGTCGCCTACAAGCATTGCTGCCTTATTGCTTAAGGCGGATACACCTTGAGCCTGCTCTGCCCATCCGTCTAATCCTATAGCAGCCCACGTGCGCGCTCTTCTGGCATACATCTCACCTGTGCTGGTGAGATCAGCCATCTGTTGATTTGCCGTTAGCGTCTTGCCGCTCAGGCGGTCAATGGCTGATGTAAGGCTGTCGATAACCTTAACCATTGTCATGCTGGCGCCGGATGCGTCATTGACCTGCTTAACCAGCTCCTGGAATGCGATGCTTAAGCTGTTGGTGGCCTGTCCGGTAGTCCTTGGCAGTTTTTCAAATTCTGCATTAACCTGAGACGTACGCGACATGATTGCATTAAGTGCGTCATCGGCCGAAAGCTTCCCTTCAAGCATGCGCTTGCGCAATTCACCAACAGAAACACCCAACCCAGTAGCGATTTGCCTTGCCAGCTCTGGCATTTGCTCAAGAATACTGTTGAACTCTTCCGCGCGTATGGTGCCGCTGGCAATTGACTGCCCGAACTGGCGCAGGGCGTTAGACATCTCTTCAGTGGATGAGCCACCAATGCGGCCTATTTTCTGCAACGTGTCAGTAAGCGATAAAATCTGCGCATTACTGGCGCCGGCGGTTTTAAGCGAGGTTGTAAGTTGCTCCCAGAGTTTTGTGGTCTCCTGCAGGCCGGCACCAGTCTGAGATGCAATCATAGCCAGTGACTGGAATGTGGCAGCTCCTTCTTTCGCGCTTGGTGACAGGCGGTCAATTCGAGCCTGCAGCTGCGTCATGGCATCAGCTGTTTCCAGAAATGCTTTCGCATAGGAAATAACTTGCGCTATCGAAATGGCAGCAGCAATGGCAGTAAGCCCTGTACGCAGACCAGATGATGATCTGGTGTTTTGGTCTTGTGCATTCTTCAGGTCATATAGCTTTCCTGCCAGTTCACCAATCTCTCTCCTTTGTGCTGCGGTAGCAGCTGAACCAGCCTGGAGCCTCGCGGAAAGCATAGCCGCACTTCGCGCGCCATTTTTTTGCTCATCATCAAGTATTGCAATCTGTGTCCTCAAGGATTGCGCAGCATTTCTGACCTTTGCTGCCTCAGCGGCTTCTTGGGCTAATGATTTAGCTTGATTAGCAGCCTGCCTTGCTTGCTCTGATGCTGCTTTAGACGCTGCGTCCTGGGCGGCCTTCATATCATAAAGGCTGCCTGCGAGGAGTTCGATTCTTGACCTTTGCTCCTGAGTTGCGCCAGCGCCAGCCTGCAGCTGGGCGGCAAGAACTGCAGCCGCCCTTGAGCCTGATTCCATCTCGGTAATGGCTAAATCAAGATTTCTTTCCAGCGAAGATATGGCGCTTTCTGTTCTTTGGTATTCCTGAGCTGCCTGCTTCATGGACTGAGCATTCTGCAGTGCAGCCTTGGATGATTCATCCATTTTCTGTCTGGCATCAAAAAGCGTGCCAGCCAGTTTACCAATTGTTGCGACCTCTTCTTGCGTTGCTTTTTCGCCTGCGGCAAGTTGCGCAGCAAGCATTGCCGCACTGCGAGCTCCTTTATCCTGCTGCTCAGCAAGTACGGCTACCTCATTGCCGAGTCTTTCGATTACACGACTTGCATTAGAGGATTCTTTAGCTGCGCCAGTTATAGATTGGCCAGTTTTTTTTGCTGATTCATCTGTACCCTTTAGGGCGCCAGAAGCTTTTCCGGCAGAACCTTCAATATCAGCAAGAGCATCCTTTGCCTGTCTGGCTCCGCTTAGCAGCGCCGATACGTCAGCACCAACCTCATAATAAATGCCACCCATATTTTCATCAGCCATTTACCTTAGCTCCTTTCTCTTTTGCCAGGCGAATGGCTCGCAGGCGGTTTCTTTCTTCATAGAGTGAATCGTACTCTTCGCGAGTATAGCCTTTTGGCTCCGGGTATTTAACTTTAATCATCTGCTGAAGCTCTGTCATTGTCAGGTCTTCGGCTTCTGCGCGAGACATTCCAAAGTGCGCCCTGGCTGAACTGATGTAGCTCCCGACATCAAATTCGGCAGTTGTGGCTTTTGCTGGCGCGCTACGTTGAGGTACTTTCAGCGGTGATTTCCCGATAAGACCGTGTTCGATAAGCGTTCGGGCAATCAGTAATATGTCTTTAACCGGCATTGCGCCGGGAATGTACTTAACGCCACGCGGAGTGGGCTTCCATCCTCCAATGAGGTGCGTGATGTCATCATCGCAGCATGCCTGCATGATAATGCAGGCGGCCGACAGCACGTGCTTACCGTAAGTGGGCTTTGATACGGTTTTTAAGATGTAAATCGGTATGCCTGAGAATGATTCCGATGCGCGGTTCAGCACATCCTGTACCTCAAAGCCATTAACGGTAGCGTAGATTTCCACCAGCTCCTTGGGCGTGCCTGCTTCTGCCATGGCGCGGAATGATGGCTTAAGAAAATACGTGCGGTCTTTAAAGGCAAGGCGCATTTCGCCAATGGAGCAAATGGGTGTGCGGTTTCTCATAGCTACCTCTTTTTTTGTTGGTTGATTATATCACGCTTGACGCAGTAATCAGAGTGAAGTAGATTGTTGGTAGATTAATCGGGAGGAAGCATGACGGGCGATTACGAAGCAGACTTAAACTTTTACACAGAGATGTATATGGACCAGGGTTTCACGCACGAAGAAGCGCAACTGCTGGCAATAAAATTAATGAAGAAATTCGGCATCACAGAGGAATGATAATGAAACTAATTGAAATTATGGCAAAACAAAAAGAATGGCCAGCAATTGCAGTCGGCGCGGTACAGGATGAAGACGGCATGATTTGCTACTTTGGCGAAGGTTCTGTGCCTGAGTTTTTTGATGGCCAATGGTTTACCTTCGGCGAGAAAAGCTGGGTGCATGTCTGTACCTGCCAGCATCGCACAGCATCCGACCACCGCACGGCTATCGTGTTGAAAAGTGACATGGTGGTGGCGGCATGACATTTGATGAATATCTCGATCAGACCAGTCACCTTGAATGTGGCAAGCCAGTTAAGCGGCGTGAAACATGGAGCATAAGCCGTATACAGTTTGCGCGGCAGGTATGGCATGACTGCTGTGAGTCGAAGAATAAAGAAGAAGCGGTCGACAAAAAGTGACACAATAAGCCTCCATAACCGGAGGCTTTTTTTATGAATAGCTGGGAGTTGAGTTTAATTTATTCCATAGGAAAGGATGCAGGGCTAAAAGGTAGCAAGAGCGATGATTGCCCGTATAGCAATGGCGAAAGGAGACTGGCGTGGCTAATGGGATTTAAGGCGGGTCAATACGCAAAAGATAAGGCGCTCTGAGGCGCCTTTATTTTTAACCTTCCAGAAGGAATGCCACCAGCCCTGTGCCGCCGGTTACATTAACCGTGCCTTTCAGGAAAGCAGAAATATCCTGCAAGCGAACAATCCGCGATTCGCCATCGGGGACGGTGATCGCCTTGCCGTCAGCAACGCTCAGTGTGCCACCATAGCCAGCGGGTGAAATTGTCGTTGCGCCATCGCCATCAATGGTAACCGTGATATCCGCCGCCGTTGGATTGGACAGCAATAGCACCTGGCGAATGCCGGTTTTGTATTTCAGCGTATCTGCAGCAGTCAGCGTGGTTGATGCCGGAGTAGCTACGCCGCCTAAAGCGTTTACTGATGTTGGGTTAATCAGTGGCATTATGCTGCCTCCGTGGTCTGTTCAATGGTAACCGTGTCGGACTCGGCCGGGTGAAGTTCCATAGAGAAGGTAACCAGGTCATTTGTTCCAGCATCACCAGACAGCGCGGTAATGGTTGCATACATGACCATGGTTACCGGGCCAAAGCCAAGTCGCACCCACACTGTCGGCTGGCGACGATTTTTCAGCTCGGTTGCATAATAGAGAACCATATGGCCAAAACCATACTCGTCGCTCTTATCGTTCGTACGAACTTCACCTTCCGCAGTGATGGTGAAATCAGAGTTGGTTACCAGTGACTCCTGAAAACCGCCGGTATCGTCAGCTTCTGACGTTACAGTGTTAGGCGAGAAGTCGAATCCCTTGGTTGTCAGAGCGCCAGCATACTTCCACTCGGCCTCTGTTGGTACCGCATCAGGGCAACCATCAGCCAGCTCAAGGGTGGCATTTCGGCCAACAAGCTTGATCGTATCGTTCGGGCAAATTGCCATAATTTTTTCCTCTAACGTTAAAGTTTGCGCTATAGCGATGGAATTATAACACGAACAGGTGTTGACGAAATAAACGGATTGATGGTAGATTAATCTTGTTGCGGTGAATTGCAGTCCATTGAGACAACCAGAAGATCAGCGCCTGGCACCGCAATAAATAATTACGCCAGCGCATCATGTGGCGACACCTGCGGTTGTAGCTCCCTTGTTACCTTAGGTTTACTGCACAACCGATAACAGGAAATGATGTAGGCAGGGTTTATGTTTACCACCCTGAGCCAGTTAACCGCTGGGCCGATTAGGTTTGACTGCCAGGAAGAGTCTGGCAAATATTCTACTCACCAAATATCAACCTGAAAGCAACCTGGCAAACCACTCTCTTCTCTTCCGTAAGCACCGGTGTAGGCATTGGTGTTTGTAGCCGCAACTCACCCAGGCATGAATCTTTCGGGTTGCTGCTGATGTAGCTCATAACCTCATAGCACTTATCCAGCACCGACTTCGTATCGGTCTGTCCTTGCTGCCCAACAACCCAAATCAGATAATAATAGTCGTTACCCAATTCAGGCGACATAGCGGAGCCACCATTTGGTTGAAGGACGATAAAGCGATCTGTTGCAGCGCCAGTGTCATTCCAGAAGGGCACTTGATAAATCCACCCGTTTGTCAGGCCAGAATCCTCCAGCCATGCGTCAACCCGGTCAAGCATGTTAATCATAATTTCATCTCACGGCGAATGGCGTTATCGACAAGCTGCTTGGTGTTTTTTACTGCCTTGGACAGGAATTGAGGCTCGCCGGTTTTTGACCAAACGTTACCCTTGCCCTTCAGCTTACCGGTACGCGGAACTCCCTTGCCAAGCAGTGTGCCGGGCGCGTTATGCACATAAAGTGCGTAACTGGCAGAGTATCCGATTCGGCCGGTTACACGGGTGCCATTGATGTCGATCGTACGGTACTGGCTGTTAATCAGCGTAGATGTGGCGATCGGGGTCATTGATGCGGCTTCAGTTGAGATAATGATGCTTGCGGCGGTAATTGCGGCCACGACATTGCGGCTTTGTATTTCGCCTATCAGCGCATCAAGTTTATTCTGAGCCTGCTTAACACCTAACAATTTGCCGCCCATGCATCACCCCGTAATCAGCGCAAAGTCCGGCGGCTCTGCTCGATCAAATGTGTTCCCATAATTTATGACGTTCAGAATCTGCTGTGCATTAGCCATTGGCGGTGAGGTTTCATCTGAGGCGCCAACAATAATAAAGTCACCAATGCTGGCTTCAGCGTATTCAGTCCAGAATGTATTGCGGGCATTCTGTTCGCTACCCTGCGCACTTGCGGCGATGGCTGCATTAAGGCCGTAGTCGCACATTATGGCAATCGGGGCGCTGAATTGCGGCTGGCCGTATTTGTCCTTGCCCATCGCTTTCCATAATGTGCAAGGTTGGCTGTAACTCCAATTAGCCAGTGAAGTCATCAGCAGCACCCTCTGCGGCCAGTTACAACCTTAAAGAATGGCTGCCCGGTAGCGCCTGGGTCGGAAATTAGTCCGGAAAGACAGCCTTTCGGGTCAAGCAGGCGCAGTTGGTTATAAAGCGAAGTCCATGGCTTGGTGCCGTATGCGAAAGATTGACTGGCGCCAGATGGGGCGTGTTGGCTGGTGATGTATCTACCGCCTGTAGAGGATGCCAGCAGGATTGAAGCCCACAGCAACAGAGCACTTCGCACGCACTCATCGGGGTAATTAAGCTCCAGGCATGCAATGGCCGGTGATAACAGGCAAATCACTCCATCAGCCTCAGTTGCTGAAATGGTTACGCCGCGAGACGCCATTGCGGCTACAAGTTCACTGCTTGTCGGTGCGGGCATTTCTACGCTCCAAAACCTTTAGCCAGGCTTCGATGATGTTCTTGATGATGAATGACACGGCGCCGAGGCATGAGAATAAAGCCGCCCACTCGGCCCAGGTGTGAGGCATCAATGCGCCAAGCGTTGACCAGCCACTGTCGCTTGCTGCATTGAGTCCGATACCCGTACCCATAGAGGCGTAGCCGACATTATCAATCGCCTTGCCGATGCCGCCATTAATCATTTCTGTGCTGACGTTTTGAAGTTTTCCTAACATTACCAACCTCGCGAATTATCCAGGCCCAGGTTCTATAGAGACCCCACCCCGTGGCGGCGATGCTTATCAGCCCAAGTAAAATATCCAATTTCGCCGCCCCATTTGGTTATGGAAGAAAGGATAAGCAAGTGCATTGCCATCACAATCCATGCATATTCTGAGTGTAGAACAGTCTCCACGGGCGCAACATACTGCCACAGGAAAGATTCGATAGAGACCAGCCACTCATAAACAGGCATAGACAGTGCAAGGAGTGCCAGTAGCGGCACCGAACGAAACATCAGCACGGGGTAAATCCAGATGGCAGCCTGAAGCAGGAAGTAAAGATACTCCGAGCCGCCCTTTGGTACTGAAAACAGATCTACACAAGCCCAGCCCAAAACCATAGACATCGCCATGGCAGGCGCGCAGTAGGCGAACGCAAGCATACGGGTAAAGAGGAAGCCAAACACGTACATCATTGCGATTGCGTAGTCTGCGTAAAGCATATTAGCCGCGACCTGGAGAGTTGGTGCTGCCGTTTGGTTTTACCGGTGTCTTTTTGACAGGCTGCTTTGTTTTGCTGCTGTCGGTAACTACTTTACGGCCTGGTGAATTTGTGCTGCCCATTTAATTAAATCCTCATAGTGGTGGTTGGTGCATTGTATCATAGTTGACACTGATGCAAAGGTGCAGTAGATTTGAATCTACCAAATAAGAGGATGCTAAAAATGACAGACAGAGAGAAGTTTGAAGCGTGGATGGCTGATAACCGCACCATCATCTACCTGATGTTTCAGCGTGAAGGTGATGGATATTACCTGCCCTCAACAAATGAGGCGTGGCGGCTATGGCAGGCCGCGATAGCCTCGCAGCAACCAGCAGATGATGGGTGGATTAAGTGGCATGGTGGTGAGTGTCCTGTAGATGAAAGCACGGTCGTTCAAGTGAAAGGCAGACTTAAAGGGACTTATAGCGGACTGGCGAGGCATTTTTCATGGCATCACCAAGATAAAGCACTCAAAAGTGACTGGGACATCATCGCCTATCGGGTGGTGAAGCCATGAAAACCAAATGCACCGGACTGATGGGGCAACTCTTCGGGCATAATTTCAGGCCAGTAATCACGCTGTCGGCATCGACATTCAATTCATCGGGCGTGCGGTGCAAGGCTCACATTGCACTAGAGATGACTGACAAGTATCGCGCCGAAGAATATCAAGGCTGCTTCTGCCAGCGCTGCGGCGTATTTAACACCAGGGGTGACATGAAAATCGTAGGCAATAAATGCAGCAACGATAACCCTCGCGATAACCCCGTTTTTGTCGGCGCGGTGAAAGGAGAGGAAAATGGTTAAAATCATAGGCTGCACAATTAAAGATAATGGCGTGGATTTCTCGGTACCTGGATGTTCAACCATTGAGTGCCTGAAATGCGGTTATAAAGAAAACATAAGCACCAGGATTATTGGCTCTATGTCCTGCCCTAAATGCTGTTCTTCAGATGTTGAGATTAAGGCAGATAAGAAATGAGCTACGACAAATATCACATTGATCGCTGCGAGGCGCTTGAGTTTTTGCATGCTGAAGTGGGTTTCTGGCCTGATTGCGTACCTGATGGCGGGCCTACCAGTAATGTCGGGGAAGCGATATTCAGAAGCTGGCGTTTTATTCTTTCTCTGGGCGGGGAGCTTTTGTTTGCTAACTGCCTGAGCGACCCAATTCGCAAGCGTGATTTTTTAGATTTCATTGCGAGGTATGCACCAATGCTGACTGGAGAAAGGGAATGACTGGCATAATACTGATATCAACAATTTTTTTTCTTCTGTTATGGTCTTTATATTTCCACTTTTGGCGAAATGATCTTGTTTACAAATACCGTATAAGCAAATTGATTAATGATGGATTTGATGCTTATGATGCTTTGCCTAGCTACAGCTATATGGTTTTCCACCCCGTAGAGTGGAGTGATATAAGGCTCATGAGGAAAGATAAATAAGCCCCTTTCGGGGCTTTCTTTATGGTGTTAATGATTGTGTAAAGCAACTAACTATTGACGCCGCAGTGCCTGCCTGCCGGTTAACTGAAAAATACCAGCCAACAGGCACATCAGCTGATATCTGCCCTCCATCCTGCAGGCTTGTGCCTACGGTCACAGAGATACCGGCAATTCCAGTCTCCCATACGCCCATGACGTAACCGCCTGTGGCTCCTAAAGCAACTGAAGCAGCAGTCGGGCCAATCTTCAGCTCAACCCTGTCAACCTGACCAAGGGCCAGTAGAGTGACGTTAGAGGTAGCCCTGGCATTTACGATAACTCTGTATGGCTTAGCTGTGTCGGTGTGCTGGTAGGCAGTTGCGACACTAACGGTGCGAGGCGACGGCATTTGTGGTGTGTAGCTGACTCCATTGGTGCCGTTTGCTCCGTTCGCACCCGCAGGTATAGTGAATGACGCAACTTGGTTCGGGGCGGCTCCACTAATGCTAACTGCAGCTTGCGTGCCAGGCTGCCCGGTTGTCACGCTACCCACCGCCAAAGATGATGCTGGCCCTGGCGCACCAACCAATTCAGACAACCCGACAAGATTTTGCCATGTTGAATCACCAAAATTTCGCCACTGAATATTTGTTGATGTCTTTTGCAGCTCAACAGATTTACCATCAACACCATTATTGCCGTTAGCTCCCGGCGCGCCAGGTGAGCCTTGTAGTGTTGACAGAGAAACAACATTCTTCCATGTCGTTTCGTTAGTCCTTTTCCATTGAATAAACCCTGACGCTACTTGCATCTCTACTGATGCGCCATCAATTCCATTTGAGCCAGGAGCACCCGGCGAACCCGGATCACCTTTTAGCGACTCTGTGGAAATTAAATTAACCCATTGTTCATCACCATCTCTTCGCCATTGAATAAAACCATCAGCAATTTGGAAGCTGATATTTTTTGCATCCACTCCGTTTTGTCCTGGCGCGCCATCATCGCCCGGAGAGCCGGCAAGCTGAGACATCGGCAGAAGGTTCTTCCATGATTGCTCTGTGTCGTACTTCCACTGAATGTAGTTATCAGCAACCTGGAGCTGAACTTGGCTACCATCTGCGCCATGCTCTCCTGGCGCTCCAGGTTCACCCTTTAATAACTCAGTGGCAATCAAGTTTTGCCAATCCTGATCACCCTTGATGCGCCATTGAATACTGCCATTGGTTACCTGTATTTCAATCTGCCTGCCATCAGCACCCTTTAGTGATGACAATGAAACGAGGTTTCGCCATGTTGTTTCGCCAGCATAATTCCACTGGATAAACCCATCGGCTACCTGCACCTGCACAGGTTTACCGTTTTCTCCAGCAGGCCCAGGCGTGCCAGTCCCGATACCTCTTCTTGGTGGATAAGCCATGATTATTACCTCTTATAGACGACAGCTAAAGCTGTGGCAGCGCCAGTTATGCCAACAAATCGGACTCTAACCTGAGTGCATAATCCATCAAGTGTCGGCGGTGTGTACGATGAGTAAGGGACTGTAAACTGGTTGGCATTAATAGGTGATCCAACAGCTGGCAGCCAGCTCTTTGCCATTGGTAGTCCGTAGACATGAACCTGCCCACCGGTAGGTGTCACCTGATTACCAGCGGCATCATAAAATTCAAGGTACACATCAACCTTGTCTGAGTCGGCGCCCATATTAGGCGATGTGTAGGTTATGTCGGGGTTGGTTACAGGAAGCTGGAGCGAAGTGTTGTTGGTTATGTTGTATCTCTGAGCCATCAGATTTCTCCTCTTTAAAATCTGATCGCATTATACGCGGACATAAGAAAACCCGCATTAGCGGGTTTAATGTTTTACTTCCACAGTGCTAGGTCACTGTAACCGTCACGGCATTGGAATCGGTAAAGTTAGCAGCTGGCGCGCCAGTAATTCTAACCTTATAACTGCCAGCATCAGCGCTTGTGACGTTTACTTTCGTATAAGTCGAGCTTGTTGCCCCGCTAATTGCCACGTTATCTTTGTACCACTGATAGCTATTACCTGCAGGCGCAGCAGATGTTAGCGTCAGGGTGCCGCCCGTAGCCACGGTTTGCGCAGTGGGCTGTGTGGTGAATACAGGGATAAGGCCATACCAAGCCAGGTTTAGGTCGCTACCATTTACGTTAGCTCTGACAAAGCCACCCGGAGCCTGTGCGTAAACCGTATTGTAAGCGACGTTTGGAGAGGCAATGTGCAGAAGTCCGCGATTACTACCTATGCCAGCAGAGCGGCCAATCCACCATGTTTCACCTATTACCGTGCCTGTTGGTACTACCGTTTGCACTTCACCACTTTTAATGAAACTGTCAGGAGTTCCTGTCTCATAGCGGGTGTTTCCGCTGCCGTAAACGTGAACGGAGTAGCCGCCAACAAATCCCGAGAACTGGATGAAAAGATCGGCATCTGTAGTTGAGATGGATTGCAGACGATTATCCAGTACAGCTGATTGACCTGAATACTCAATAGTAGCTTTAAATCCTGAGCTTACGCGCTGAACAACAATCTCTGCGCGCCCGGGCGCGTTATTGCTCGCAAGAGTTGCATCTGTGTTTTTGAGAGCGTTATAACCGTTGGTCGCCTCAATTACAAACCGCATTTGGGTTCCTGGAGCAACCATTTTCATACGTCCAATCTTGATCCAGTTATTGCTACCTCCTGCGTTTGCCCCGTGCACCGACCCGCTGAACCATGCCACTGATACCGGGTTGTTGAATTGGCTGTATGCACTATCTAATCGGGTGTAGCCTAGCTCGCCATCGCCTTGCCACGGCGTGATAGATGTGCCGTCAGGGTTGGTGGTGTAACTAGCCCAATTTGCATCACCAGGGGCTGTGATGGTATCTAAGTCGTTTCCTGTGGGGTATGAATATTGACTGATGATAAGGCGTGAGCGCCACGCATGCGGCTTGTATTTACTACTCTCAACACTGACAGCGCGCATTTCAATCTGTGCTTCGCGAATATCAAACGGGCAAGCGCTGTGCTCAAACCACACGTCATCCCAAATGCCCTGCGTTAGACGAGGCATGAAAAGGGCTGGCGCGCAAAAATACTGGAAGTTTGCCTTCTCAAGTTTGAATGCGGTGCCGTGATTCCAGTTACCCAGCGCTTGTCCAGACCACCCAATCCTGATTACAGGAGCTGCGCCAGATGAGCCAAAGATTGAATAAGCAGTGGAATCGATTGTATCCAATAGGTCATATACGACACCGCCAGATCGCTTGCTGTTGACGCAAGTAATTGTTGTATATTGGCCACCATTGCCTACATTTTTAAAGAATGGCTGCTTGTTAGACGCGGTGTCATTGAACACACCCATCGTTGCGCCAACCAGCATGTTTGTACCTGTGGGGTTGCTGGAAGAGTCATAGACATCCTGCGCGGTCGTCTGCTGGCCGTCCCAGTTAATTCCATGAATAGTTACGCGGCGATGGTTAACAAGGAATACTGGCGCATCTGTTTTATCAGAGATGATTGTGACCGCAGCATGCAGGCCGGTGTGAACCGGCACGGCGGCGCGCAATGCAAACTCTGCTGAAATCTTGTAGCCAGAAGTTGTGGCGGCATCAGCCCCTTCAAGCTTAGAAAAATCCAGAGGCTTGATGAAGTATTTACCGGCATTCAGCACGATACCCTGGCGGCGAGAGTTGTCACCTGTGACGCCAACCGCAAACGCACTATTCATGAAAAGATAGCAATTCATTATCGCAGTGGAGTCATCAGTTACGCCATCACCTACAGCTCCGAAATGGTCGGCCGTTAATTCTGCGATGTTTTGTTTATCACGCTCCCAATACCAGTTTTGCCCGGTTACTTTGGCTGTGAAACCACCATCATCAGCGCGCGTTCCGGCTCGTGCAATAAACACACCTCCGCCGCGCAGGTTTTTGCTATACGTTCCGGATTTCAGTGTGTGGTACTTAAGCGTTACGCGCTCACCTTCGTAACGTGGCGCGCGCGTGCGCAGTGAGGCGAATCCTTCAACACCATCGAAGCTAACCTGTGGAGTCGCTTTGATGTTTGTGAGGGCTGCATCTTTGTCGGTTAGAGTGGCCAGATTGTCGGTCTTTAATACCGCCTTGGAGAGGTCAGCGTCACCACCGCCGGTTCCGGGTTGCTTTGGGTATGGCATGATTATGACCTCTTGTAGATGATGGTTTTAGCGGATGTTGCGCCGGCGATACCAGAGAATACAACCTGCACCGAATCACACAGCCCATAAATGGTTGCAGGGGTATAGCCGGCGATACCAGCATTCACCTGTGAGGCTGTGATGGGCGAGTTATCAGCAAGCAGGTACTGCCCCTGGAATGGCGAACCGTAAATATTTACCGTGCCAGCCGTTGGCGTAACTACGGCGCCAGATGCGTTAAAGAATTGCACATACACGTCCATCTTATCGGCATCAGCACCAAGGGCTGCGGAGTTGTACGTGGTTGTTTGAGATGATACGGGCAGGAAAGGGCTGCCATTGTTGGTAATCTGGTGCCTGGTGGCCATATGACGCCTCAATTAATTTAATTTCGAGAGGTCATTATACCACCAATATTCTACGTCGATTTGCCAACAAAAACCCGCCGAAGCGGGTCTTTATTATTTGCTGGCCTTCTTGGGCTTGTCACCATCTTCTGATGGTGTGGCGACTTCGAGCTTCTTATCTTCGCCTTTCACTTCTTCAACCTTAGCCAGCCAGAACTGAGGCAGGTTATCCATAGTGATTTCTTCGCCTACCTGCAGCTCGCGAATCTGGCCGTTTTCATCGGAGATGTTCAGGCCGTGCTGGGTAACGCGGTATTTTTTCTTAGCCATTGTCCAATCCTCTATTAAGAATTAAGGGGCCTGACGGCCCCATTTTTTACTGAGTTGCCTGGGCTCCATACCCATGAAACACTTTCGACCTGCCGTTATGATCCTTACGAATCTGTAAGCCAAGAGCACCCCAGACCAGCACGTTAAAATCAGCGTGCGGAGTAGTGCGTGGCTCGGCGTAGCTCGATACTGGCTGACCAACTCGAGGGCGGATGTACAGGTCGTTACGGACGTAAGCAACGAACTGGTTGCCAGTCAGCAGGAAGTTAGTGCCAATCTTGCCGATGCGACCCACGTTACCGGTGCGGCCAAAGCTCAGGATGTAGTCCTCAATGGTGCCAGCCTTAAAGCCCTGCGCATCAGAGTACGGACGGCTGAATGAGCGACGAACAGCCGGAGATACCCAAATGTCGATTGGCTCGAACACGTTCTGGTTATCCAGCAGAGTTGCGAAAGTGGCATTGAAGAAGCCAACAATCTCATCCGGGGTTGCCAGCTGCAGGTCGATTCCAGACAGATCGATCTGCACGGTGTTCGGGTGGTTGGTGATGCCGTAGCCGGTATACACGCCATTAACGTTCAACGTGGTGTCGCCGGTCAGCAGGTACTGAGCCATGTCCTGGCGCAGAGCGAAGGTAACGTTAGCCTGGTCATCAACCAGAGCATCGAAACCTTCAGAGCGCATACCCAGCACCTCACGCCAGTTACGGCCGTAACCAGTCTTGAAGATTGGGATCACGTCACCGCTGTAATCGTAGCGGGTTTTATCCAGGTCTTCAGGAACCTGACCAGAGATGGTGCGAACAACGCGGCCAGCATCAGATGCGATGCGGCTGATAGCGACGGTCTTACCGATGTCGATGTTGGCAGCCAGGCCCATCAGGTCATTCATCATATCCATACCCGCTTCATTGCGGAATACGCGGGTAGTGACGTTATCCACTTCGCGCCAGTAGTCGCGAGTAATTAACGTTGTTGCGTTTAATCCAAAAGCTCGCTGCTCCTGAACGTGAGCCATTTCAGAATTAGCGAACAGATGGCGCTTAAAGCTGAGGTCTTTCCACTGCTCAGCAACAACGCTTGAGTTGCCAATCAGCTCTTTTGTGAATACTGCTTTCATGATCGTCATATTAGGCGCTCGCTAATTCTGCATTACCAGCGCGGCGCACAGCGACCAGCTCTGGAGCGGTGGAAGATACGGTGTAGGTTTCGTGGGAATAGAAGATAACCTGCTCACCAGCCGCAGCCACTTTCAGTACGCCAGAGGCGTTTTTAGACAGTGGTGTGTTTTTTGCCAGCACGGAAGATGCAGCAACCAGCGCGTGGTAGGTAACGCCGAATTCACACATCAGAGCAACGCCAGTGGCGCCAGCTGGCACAGCTTCAGAGACTTCCATGCCTCCGATGTAGTTTTCCTGCAGCAGAAGAGGGTAGGATTGTGAGCCAGCAGTAGTGGCTGCCGTAAACTCGCCATCACCATTGATTTGCACCAGCGTACCCGGCAGGGTCGCGTCAGCCATGATAGCTTCCTGCACCTGTGGATCGTTTTTGCGGGCCGGGCCGCCCTTGATTGAACCGTAGCGAATAGCCATTATTCAGGTGCCTCCATGTTGGAGTAATCTTCGGCTGCGCTATTGGTAGCTGGCAGGCCGCCTTTGATGCCTGTACCTTTCTGTGCGCGAGCGTAGGCATCAGCCAGCGCATCACCAGACAGGGCGTTAGCGATCATATCGCCGAGGTGCTGCTTAACTACGGCGCGCATCTCTTCTTCTTCTTTTTTGCTGTTAGCCTGCAGCTGGTCACGCAGTTTGGCGTTATCAGTTTCAAGCTCGCCCAGCTTGGCGTTGACAGCAGTTAGCTGGTCAGTCACCGGCTTGAGCGCACCCGCAAGAATTGCTTGCATCTGCTCTTCAGTCATCTCATCTTCCTCGTTATTGATTTGAACCGGCTCAAGCTCGGTCTTGTAAACGGCTTTTACTCGTTCGCCGACTAATTGTACCATATCATCCTGAACGATGTAGGATTGCTGATATAACTGACCATCCATTTCAAAGCCTGCGCGGTCGTCATATACAGCGACGATATACGGCCATGAATCATCGCCCATCTCCGCCTGCAGGATTCGACGAATCTGGTCAGTGATGTCATTGAATGACAAGCTGCCACGGTTAACCATGTATTTGACCAGCTTGGTGAGCCAGAATTTATTTAAATGGTCGGCGCTATCATCTGGCTTCTGGGATTCGCTAAGGTTAACGGTAATGCGCTCAATCTCTTCACCATTAGCAGCAAAGATGCCAACGCCCTCATCAGGAGTTCCGGCGCCAGGTGTTCCTTCCGGCAGAATTGCCAGGTGGTCGAACTCCATATTGCTGGCAATCCATGAGTACTTCTTGCCCTTGGAGTTGCCTTGCGCCTCTTTGCGGTTAAGCAGCAGGCCCGTGGAAACATGGATTGGCTCAGCCTCTGCGTTATTCATCAGCGCTTCAAGTCGGGCAATCAGGCCACGACCTTTCTCACTGGCTTCAGCGAATCGCTTGTTCACCTTCAGGTCAACCATGGTCTTGTTGCCGTCATGGGATGAATTCTCAACCCAGGCGCCGACGTGGTATTGGTTCACTGCGCGAACATCAGAAGCCAGCACGTATTTGCCATTAACTTTCGGGTGGTCGAGCGGCGCTGGCTTGCCATCAAGCGTGGAGTAAGAAGCCTTAATTTCATCGGCAGGATAAAGGCCGCCGTTCATGACAATATCATCAACCAGCGGCACGACATTTTTAATAACGATGTGAGGGTCGCCATCAATGATTTGCTCGCTGATGTTGCTTGCGGCGTTGATGGCAGTCAGGACGTTAACCTGAATGCGTTTCATGGGTATACCTCTGCATTAGTGGTGATGCAAAGTATACCATGACTTGTTAGCAATGAGCGGCAGGCACGCCCAGCAGAATGCAGCTACCGCATAAAGCGGATAATCCGACACAAGGTTACATGCCAGGAAGAAGAATGTCATAGTTATGCACAGAGCTTTCATAATCTCATCCTCAGTGATAACTCAAATATTAACCTGAAACGGCAGTCTCGCCAGATAGGATTAGTCTTTAATATCGTCTAATCGATAGTTCATAACAAGAAAAACCGCCATGAGTGAGATGGCGGCATAAATACATGTATCGTGCAAAGTGGTTGATAATACGGCGCGAGCTGCACCGTAGAAGGTTAACGACAGGAAGGTGTTACGCATGTTAGCCGCCTTAGTAATTGACGGCTAATTAGAGCACTTTTTGCACAATTTGTCACTGGTCTTTTGGTGGTTCAGGTAGAGGTTGCCAGTGAGTTACTGCACGAGGATGCCAATATCCCTCAAATACTTCATAAAAATTTCCATCAGGATGAAGAGACATGCCACCCATAGCTTTACCGTCAGCGAATAAAATAACTTCTTCATACTCTTCAGGTAGCCTTTCATTCACGCTAATCCACTCACTCATTACACGGCCCTCCTTCACGCTGACGCCATAGCTGCGCCAGCTGTTGATAGTAATGTGCCGTCTCGACGTCTTTGGCGTTATCGCGCATTTTGATGCGCCAGGCGTAAGCACTCATATAGCATCACCTGCTCTGCGTGCGCGGTAGTATTTGGGCTTTGCTTTCTTAATTGCTTCAGCTCGGTTATCTGCCTTAACCGTTCCGTACCAAGCAATGGTATCATCGGAAGTGTAATCTTCTTCACTTCCACCAGCCACCCAAAAACCGCTCAGGTAACGACCTACGTACCAAAGTTGTTCACTCATCATTGCTCTCCTGTTTGGCGCGGGACATCCATGCCATGCGAGCAATATCTCTCACTAGCTCTTGCTCAATCATTCGGATGCCTACTTTGATCATTGCGGGCCGCTGTACTTCACTAAACCAGGCCTCAAAATTCTTCCGTTCCAGCTCTTCGTTCATAAATCAACCTCCACCCTATCCTGCTTATTGAAAATAATTTCACCGTTAACTAATACAGTTTCAGAATGTGTCATCCATTCAATTTTGCGCACGAGAATTTTATGGCCACCATTGAGAATTATCACGTCACCTGGCGCCAAGTCAGCGAGTAGCTTTTTCATTGGTGGCTCCTCACGTGAAATCCCAGCTGCCGTTCCACGCCTGCTCTGGAGTAAGGCCTGAATTAAACTCCTCATGCCATTTCTCTGGATCGCCAGCATCTGCAAACCCTTTAGCAACTGCGATATCGTTCAGTCGCAAAAACCAATCCAAAAATTCCATCAAAAGCCCCCCTTCTCTTTGGCTTGCCCTGCTACTTGCCACAATATTTATAATCAGCGCCGCCCACAATGCGCGGAACCACTCCAGACCAGTCAACCATTGCAACGTGCTTACCGCGGCTCATGCGGTTGCGAACTTCACGCAACCTATCCTCCAGCGCAGCTACTCGTCCTGCCAGGGCGTCAAGCTCGGCGATGATTTTTTCTTCTTCTTGCTGGTCAGAATCTCTTGTGCTTCCGCCTGAATTTGATTCATCACACATTTGCGTTCTCTCCCGTAGTATTTATCAACCGAGCGGATTCTCCGCCGGTATCCATCTGCATCAATAGCATCCATATCGTCAACGATAAAGAAACGCCTTATGAAGCAGCTATTCTTCGTGCCAAGCTTTCTGATTCTTTCCGATCGCTTCATATTGCTCCTTAAGCAATTGCATCGCGCTATCGTTCCAGACTTCAGTAACAAGCATATGCAGCATGCGCTCGATATAATTTACCTCAATTTCTGGCATCTCATGCTTGCGCATTCTCTCAAGAACTATGCGCTTTATCTCAGTGCGTGACTCTTCAAGTGTTCGCCGGCTCATTGGGTGCCTCGTTATGGTAAAATGAATCTACGTCAGGAAGCTTGACACACGATTCTACTTCAGTCAATATCTACCAACACAAAGTTTCTCAGGAGAGATATGAGCCGCAAAGCAAGTGAGCCACTGGAGGCTCTAACAAGGATTATCCAGAAGCGCCAGCCGCTATCTCTGCGAGATGTGCGCAACTATGCGGCATGTTACAAGGCGATGGCTGGCTGGGATAAAGAGTTCATGCACAATTACATCCGCGAGAATTTCGCGGTAGATGAAAATAACAAAGTGACGTTACGGGAGGAATAATGGATTGGGTTTATTTGAAGGGCGGCGAGAAAGATTTCGATGGAGCACCTGCTTGGTCAACCCTTAAGACATCAACAGGAAATCTGCATTGGTTCCTGGAGTCAAAAAATATTGGGTTTCGCGGGCGCGCGGCAAATGGTAGTAGAGAATTTATTATCGAAACATCCCCAAACTATGAGGTTATTATCGCAGAGCGCACGCCAAGAATCGGATACGACCTCGACCTGGAATTCTGCAAGGAAAACCCACGCGACCCGCGATGCGTTGAATGTGATGTTAATAACCCATTGCAAGAGGCAAACAAGTACCAGCGCGCATGCAAAGGCGTAATGATTGACGTGTACGATGTGCTGCAGGCTTGGAGTGTTACTAATCCGGCACTCCAACACCTCATTAAGAAAGCGCTATGTCCCGGCGAGCGTGGCCACAAAGGCCGGCAGGAAGATTTGCAGGATGTCCTCGACAGCGCAAAACGCGCAATTGAATTGGAGAGGCAGTAATGCTCAATCCATTAAGGGTTCATGCCAGGTCAGCGCTATGTCGAGGGCTGAGGCTAGCCAGTAGGGTTTGCGGGTCTGATGCTGATGGCTTTTGGGTTAGCTATGCTTACAGAGCAAGGCGCAGGAATTTCCTGTATGCCAAGGCAAAATACCTAATCGAACACGACAGAATTTTAATTGAAGGAGAAGAATAATGCCATTCGCAGATATCACAAAAGCACAGTTATCATCTGACTACAGCGTCATCACTGATACGTCAGCATCTTTGCAGTCAATCGCGCAGACCGGCGATGCCACACTGAAGGTAACAGCTGACACCATCAATTACCTGGTGAGCAACCTGTCACAGGCGGAGGCCAAGCCAGTGCTCCTGAGCACAGGCAGCAACTACTATAAATTAGGCGACTATGCAGACGGCAAGGTTTCAGCCGAGCTGGTGCGAATTGTTGAATCAACCACAAGTGAGAGCAAATAATGAACAAGAAATTTAACGAGACAACCAACTACTCACGCTATGACAGCGAATCCTTTCGTGAGGCTGCTAAACCAATGATTGAGTGGCTTAAGCACAATGCTAATGCTCACACATTGGTAACCATTGATCAGGTTTCGGCCGTGGTTCATACAGCTGAAGTTGGCGAAGTATTTCCAGCGCAAGATTGATAGTAATGTTTGAGTAAAGGGCCATTGCGGCCCTTTTTTATTTCTTGCAGATACTGTCGTAAATATCATTGTGCGTATTGATCGCCTTTACTGTTCTCACATCCATTGCATCAGCATCCTTACCATGCGTGTAAATGGGACTAAACAGCGTACAGGCTGAATCAGTACGCACAGGTTCAGGGCTGGTTGTACTTCGACTGACGCAGCCTGTCACGGGCAGCATCATCACTAACAGAAGCATTTTCATCTTTGACATCTTTCGCTTTCTCCGCATATTCCGCTTGTTGCTTGGCTACCGCGTCCGACTCAGCCTTACTCTTCTCTGCAGCCACAACGTCAGCTTTAGCCTGGGCTTGCGTGCTGCCAATCTTCTTGCCGCCGAAATAGACAGCAATCAGCGCTCCGGCGGCAGCTACAATCCACGCCCAGCCAACTGATAGCATTGCAAATAACTCACTCATCATGCTTCTCCTCAATCTCTTTGCGCTGCTCAGCAAGCTTAGGCTGGCGCACGAACTTGGACAGGATGCCCAGCGCAATCAGAAAGTAGCTGATGTACTGAGCGATGTTCACCGGGAGCATCGCCTTAAGGTCGGGCGGTAACATATTCCAGGTGGTGATAATGGCGTCCGGCGCCGATGCCAGATAGACACCCAGCACCGTACCGATACCAGTCAGCCACACAGACCACGCCTTAAAGAGCAGGCGAGCATGAGCAACGAAGTCAATGCGCGTGTATTTGCGTAGCAGGAATAGCGCAATCACCAGGGCGGCCACAACAGCCAGGAAAACCAGAAACCTTTCCATCTTAAATCTCCACCCGGTTTGCCAGCCATCCATTGACGAAGCGACGCTGACTTGCATTAGCCTCTACCAGCTCGATATAGCGCACGCACTGCAAGCCATTAAGCGCCTTAAGCAGGATTGACGCGGAGTTAACCCGGGATGCCAGGTATGCATTCACTGCTGACTTGGTTGCCGGGCCAATCTTTCCGTCAACAGTCAGGCTGGAGCCGTGCAGGGCATTGATAGCCCGCTGCAGGAACTTGGTCGCGGTAGCTGGCCCCATATTGACACCGGTATCGAACAGCTCAGCCGCTACCTCTGACGGGAAATCAGCAAAGCCCGGCTTAACCAGGTACTCATTGCGATAAATCTGCTTTGCTGTCTCCAGTGGCAGGTTGCGCATATCGCCAGTGTAGCCATTGGCGCGAGCTGTCTTTTCGGTGATGCCGTAGTTGGTTGCGCCGCCACTATCGGCCGGGTCGTTCACGTAACCACCCTCCGCTTTGATGGTCGCATCGATAATCTGGTCTAGGGTCATTTTAAAATCCTCTGATGGGTGGCGTAAATTTTATCATAAACCTGTTGACGTAGATTATCTGTGTTGGTAGATTAAACGCATAGAGCAGCATGGTGCTGCGGGAGGATTAAATGAAAGCATCAACGGTAAATTTCGCAGGCAAGCAGTGGAGCGTAACTCGCCTGGCGTGCGGTTATCTCTGGCGTATCAGTTACGGCGATAACAGTCGCACAATTAACCACGAAACGCTGCTTCAGCTGCAGCACGGGAAGTGATATGAAGCATATCCTGGAAGAAGAGGTGCTGTTGATTATCAATCACACCGACCAGTCCATGCGCGGTTTTGCTGAGGCAACACGCAAAGACTTCATTACGGCATTCGCGTTTATTATTATTGCCTTTCCGGCTATCGCGCTCTTTATCGGATTTATGCTGGCCAACCTGCTTGGGCTAATGTGATGATTAAATACAATGGTGAACGCCGTAAAGTTGTAATGATGGCATGTGGCGACCGTTACAGACTCAAGCCTGAAGATATTGGCACAAGCTGCCGCCAGGGCGAAACAATGACGCGCCGCCAGCTTTCTGAACTGGTCAAGAAGTATTATCTGAGAGAGGAATCGAAATGAAAGAATTTAAGGGTACTCCGGGGCCATGGTTCGGCATGATTGATGGCAAATTTAATAACAAGAAAAACTCATGGTCTCTGGATGACGATGACGCAGCTTGCTCAGAGTGCGCGCCCGTGACTCTTGCTGATGGCAAGGTAGTGGCTTTTGCGGTGGCAAGTGACGATGTAGTTTTTTGTGATGACCGTGTAACAGCTAACGCTAACCTTATCGCCGCAGCACCTGATTTGCTGGAGGCTTTGCAAGCAGTATTGCGAATTGCCGATCGTGCAACTGATGAATTTGACATGGCGCGCGCAGCAATCGCCAAGGCGCTGGGTAAATAACCGCAAGGAGAGAAGATGAAAATAACAGTACAAGTAAAAAGGTCTGAGCTTTCAGAAATGGGTATGGATGAATTCGGATTGAGAGCGCAAATCGCTGAGGATTTAAACGACAGCGAAGACATTGATTACTCCGGATTCAACGTAAATGTGGTAGTCACTGAGGATATCTGAGTAACAACCCAAGCCGCTCTTGTAGCGGCTTTTACTTATGTTGCGACTGCCACTTTTCCTTCTCTGTCGCGTATAGCTCCTTGGTGCGATCTGTTATCTGTGGCTCGCCATCGTAAATGATGCATTCGGTGTTGCCACAATGGCAGTTATATCGGTTGCCGTCCCGGGAGTAGAAGTCAGCCACCTCCTCAGGTGAGTAAACCACTCCGTGCCTTGATGCATGCCATGAGCGAGTGGTCTTTAGAAGCGCTGAAGTCCAGAAGATGCCGACATTCAGCCCAAGCAATGCCTTAGCCTCTTGCGCCTCATCTCGCCTTGCCTGACGTAGCGCGCCGGTAATCTCAGTTTGCGCCATCTGCTTTGCCTTGCTTTCGGTAACGCCCACGCGCTGCACGATGTCATTAGCTACGGCGCCAGGAGCCTTACCCAGCGCCACACCTTCCATAACAACGGAAGCAAGCTGGTGCCTCCCCTGGTCGCTAAGCCCCTGCCAGTCTGAGTAGGTGCTGGCGTAAGCAATACCCAGGCGATTGAGGTATGGCTCAGAATAAAGGATGTCCGCCATGCTGCGCTGCTCAGCGTAGACAGAGCTTATCTTTGCGAGATTACCTTGAGCCTGCTGCACACCCGACTGATAAGCATCTTCAACCTCTACACCCATCCACATCTGGCCGGCAGTCGTATCTTCCAGAAGGATATCATCCAGGATTCGCTGGATTTTCTCGCTGAACGTGGCCGCACGAGTGGCGTTGAAGTCGTAGGTGTAGCCGTATTCGTCCTGAGCGTTGTTCTGAGCGACAGGTATCGCGTTAAATATCTCAAGAATCTGCTCGCGGATTAATTTAAATTTAGCATCACTCTTGCGCCACGCCTTTTTGATGCGCACATTGGCGCCAACCGGGTCAGTGCGACTGGCTGGCAGGCGGGGTTGCGCGATGCGCGCATTAATCCTCAACAGGCGCATTGGCTTCTTCTTCTGGCTGTGATTGCTGCTGAGCGGCCTTCTTCTGCTCAATCATCATCTGCATGAATGCCTGCACTTCACCATCATCAATGGCTTCATAGCCTCCAGCGGCGCGAATCTCATCAACTGTGAACAGCATTGGCTGCCCGGCGTCATACAGCGCCTTATTAGCCGTAGCTAGCTTACTCATCAGGTCAGCCTTGTCTGAATCACTCGGCGCCAGCAGGTCATCCCACTTAATCTCGTACTCCTTCTCCTCCATGATGCCAAAGCGGATAAAGCGCTCAACGATGTCGCCTATTACGTGATTGAGGAATCCTTCACGGCGCTGTTTGGCGGTACTGGCGTGGTCATACTTATCTTCATCAGATGCCAGGCGACCAGTCTGCTGGCCAAAGATAACGGTAAATGGCTTCTGGATTGACGCACAGAACTGGTTGGCGGCTACAGTCCACGCCGGAGATGGGTCTGCCGGCGTGACGCTAAGCACGTTAACATCAGCGCCCATAGTGAACATGGCCGCATCGATTGCCTCATTAAGTCGCGCTACATCCTCATTAAGCACGTCGCCTAACTCATCCATGCTAACACCCATCTGCTGAGCCAGAGATGATGCGGTGACGTTATCCTTATTGTAATTGACGTTGAGTTGGCGGCTGGCGTTCTTCAGGAATCCTTCCGCTGCTGAACCGGTAATCTTAGCCATATCGATAAGGCTGTTGAAGCCAGCGCGAAGCAACGGAACGCCAGAGGTAAGCGCGCCATCAAATGAACCCTCAGCCAACAGGATTACGCGGTCGGGATGGATATCCAGTGAGCGTTCCGGCTGACCATCTGTTTGTTCGCCAACCACGGACTGGTTGTACTGCCACATTGCGGGCTGTCCGTAGTTTTCATCAGTCTCATCTGTGACCCATGAAGATACGCTCATCTGCTCTTCCCATACAGGCAGGTAACGGATTATGGCTTTATCTTTGGTGCGGCGAGTCTTACTGATGTCTACAGGCTCACTCCATGCGCGCCCGTCTGCGATTTGCATAATTAGACATGAGTAACGGTTAACCAGGTTCTTGCGGTCTGCGTCTTTAATAAAAGGCCAGGCCTTGCGGAAGATGCGTCGAGCCAAAAGCTCCCAGGCGGACTCAGCCTTATCATCTTCGCCATGCTCAATGATTTCAGGGTATGACTCCCAGCATTTATCTAATGTGCGATTAATGCCAGCTGCGGCGCCGGGGTGGCGCTCATAGGTGTAGCGGAACATCTCTGGAGTGATTTCATCGGGGTAACCGCACTCCTGCCATAATCGATCATGCTTAAGGTCGCCATTCTTTGGGTTGAAGCAAGAATTATCACGCCCAAAGCGCTCGATGCTGGCTCGATTCGTCGCGACGCGATTATGGATGTAGGCGTTAAGCTGTAGTTGTTTATTGCTGGCCATAAAGTAAAAATCCACCGATTGGGGGTATCGGTGGATTGTATCACAGCAAGACCGGAAGTTGTCGGGGGTACTATAACACATTACCCACCGATTGGGGTCTTGATGAATTTTACCGCATAAAGTATTGACGTAGATTTGTTGGTGGATTAATATTTATCTCATAGGCGGCGCGGTGCTGCTACCAGGAGGATGCATGTCTTACTCATCTTGCGTTAACTCTGAAGTTTTGAAAGAAGTGTCAAAAGAAAAATTCACAGCAACACTCACGCAAGAGTGGCTGAAATGGAATGATAAAGGTAACTGCGTTTTCGTTGTACGTGATAGCAGGAAGAATGAATCGGTAAGGTTTGTCTTACTTGGGGAGGCAGAAAAATACCTCGATCATCTTGTTTCGTAACTTAGGCCCGGTTCGCCGGGCTGCCTCAACAAAGGTCGTACTCATCCATACCAAAAAGAATCATGCACCTTCTAACGCACAGGCACATCTCTTTCTTGAGCGCGGTGAGGCAGTCGCTAATTTTGTGCCATTCTGTGTAGGGTACGTGCCTGACGAAACGATAGTCTGAGCCACTGTAATGCCAGCCCAAGGTGAAGTCCTTATATTTACCATCCTCCAGCATGTTGATGTAATGAGCGGTGGCGTAACCGCCGTTAATCATAATGCACTCAACAACACCTGCTGCTCTTCCATCCATTGCCGCATTCACAGCGTTAAGATGGCATGAATTATTATAAAGCCCCGAACCGATGCCGGCGCTCGTGTCCATCTCCATCTTTACAGCGTATTTCTGATCCGCCTTTGCCGCCACGATAGCTCTTAGTTTTTCTTTTATCATCCTCTGAGCAATCCCTGTTTCTGCACGACACCCTTAAAACCACGAGAAACCTGCAGCGCAACAAAAACATCCTCAATGCACTTAAGCAGGGTATCCTCGTCAAGTTTAAATTTAAGCTGCAGGGCCAAATCCGTAATGCCAGCCCTGCTCAGTGAATATATCTGCTGCTTTTCCTGCTCGGTTACTGTTCGGTACTGGCGCATGACTTCCTCCTTAATCTACTTCGTGAAGTATATTCACGATTGATGTAGATTACAAGTCAGCGCTTGCGGCGAATCCAACCAGAGCCTCGCTGGACGATGTAGTCATTTAGTGCATAACGTACGGCATCCCAATAGTGATTGTATTTATCAACAATGTCGGTGAGAACCAGGCCTGTGTTCTTATCAACCTTATAGCTGTACATTGATGCTTCGTTCTGCATTTCCTTGCACCTGTCGTGAATGATAATGCTGTCACAACCGCGCAGCCACGTTACGCCATCCTCAACGCTGCCTGGCCATTTGTTGCAGGGGTGGATATCGAAACCAGCGCGCCTGATGTGGCTGATGGTCTCAGGCCTTGATGAGTCGGCATACCATCTTGCTTTGCGCGCCATAGGGAAGGCGGCATCCATAGCTTTAGGGTGGTCTGTAATCTCAAGGTGCTCTTTGCCATACTCGCGGTTAATATAAATATTACGACGATCGCCAGGTAAATCCTCAACGTATATCTCAACCATTGCGGCAGGATCAGTGGAAAAACCAAAGTCCATGCCGTGGTATGGGCCATGCCATGTAGAATTAACCTCAAATGATGCAGTGCGCCACTTACCTCCGAACACCTGCTCATCTGCGCGCTTGTTGAACTTCCCTTCCCATATCCATAGGTAGCGATCAAAGTCGACTCGCTTCATTTTCTCCATAGAGGCAGGCAGCGGAGTGTCATAAAACCACGGGTTATCGCGGTAATTACACTCAATGATTAGCGTATCATCATCCTCATAAATCCCCCCATCCATCTTGTCATAATAAGGAGAAACCCACTGCGTCCAGGTAGCATCTGTCTCTTTGTTTGGGTTGAACGTAACCCAGATTTCAGAGCCTTCTGCACGTATGGTAGGCTCAAGTATGTCCCATGATGCCTGGCTTACGTTTTCAGCCTCTTCAACCCACGCCTTTGATATTCCAGCAAAACCCTTTACGCCAGTAATATTGCGATAAAGACCACGAAACCTGAATTTAGACTTTGTGCGCTTATGGGTTATCTTGCCATCAATGCAGTGATATTCTGCCGCCTCTCCCTTCCTCTCAATCTCATCAACCAACTCCTGATAGCTGGAGTCCTCAATAGATTGCTGAATTTCACGGAAGCACCCAATACGCTCTGGTCTGAATCTTGCGGACTCCGATAGTATGGTGGAGACCGTTCTTGTTTTTGTTGACGCTCGACCACCAAAGACAACTTTATTACGTTTGGGGTAAAGCAGCCTTTCCAACCTTTCAGGGATGAGGTGGTCAGGTTCCGCATCAGTATCACTCACATCATCAACGCCGCATGCAGTCATGCGCAGCTTGCGGATAACATGCTTATCCATATTGCATATGCCAAATATAGCGCTGGTGGCCACATCGCCTGTAGCCTCACCAATCTGCTCTTCCAGCTTTGCGATCGCAACTTCAGACAGGCGTTTACGCGGCATTCATAGCCTCCAGGGCTGCCTCTAGCTTATCCAGCCGCTCAGCAAGCTCGGTAAGCTCTTTGACATCCAGCCCGACCTTAATCATTGCTACAACCTGAGAGGCAACATCGATTGGCAATTCACCTGACGACACGGCCGAAATCACATCCTCAATCTGCTCTACTGGCGTGCTGGATTTGTTGTATTTAAATTCAACTGGAGGTGCCAGGGCTTTCTGAACCGGACTGATGCGCAGAAATATCTCCTTGAGCATTTGCACGCCCTGTGCGGGATTCTCCTCGGACATTTTTATTGATGTCCTGATGAAAGCATCAAGGAACTCTTCCTCACCAAGCCCACACCGCTTCAATGCTTCTACCAAGCGGTTGCGGTAGCTTAAACCTCTGCCTGCTGGCTGATATTCAGATGAAAACTTCATTATTGGGTTGGGATTTGGCATGGCTATTCGTCTTCTCGTAATTCGAATAAACCAATTCTACCACAGATAAAAAAATCCCCGCCATAGTGGCAGGGTAAGCGTGGCATTAACGGGATTTATTTTTACATCAGGGGGGAACCACAGCATCAATAATATAATTCATTTCTTGTGCTGAGGCAAGGCTCTTGATTTCATGTGCCATGTTGTCACGCCTTTGAACTCAACGGCAACGCCGTCAATCGCGTCAGGAAAGGCTTTAGATATCCTGGCAATGAATTCATCAACCTTAGCCTCCTTTGCTGCTCTCCACGCCTCCTGCGCAGTATTCACCACAGATACCACATGGCAATGCAAATGACTATGACCACAAAGAATCCTGATGCCCCATTAGCTGCATCACGCATGCTCTTTATCTCAATCTCTTCATAGTTTTTCATCTGCTGCGCCCTTCTCATACCAGTAAACAGAGTTAGCCTCAATCATCCCCTGCCTCTTTAGGAATGCGTAAGCCCTTTCCACCGTCGCGTAACCATAATCCATCCGTCGAAAATACGAGATACCTTCAGCTCTTTTCTTTCCTGGGTTTGCTTTAATCCAGCCCAGAACCATTAGTTGTAACGGCGTGGCTTTTTCTTTTGGCCTAATCACCCCATATAGCCTTGCAAGCTTCATCAGATAGCACATACGTCCATAAGGTACAGTCGAAGCATCAGAGGCCGCCTGCACCTTTCCGTGCTGTTTGTACAGCGCCACAGCTTCGTCAATATGCTTCTGCTTTACCGGGCTATTACCTTTGTGCCTTTTCCTGCGCGTAGCGGTGCTAACGCCAAGGTGGAATGCTCTGTTCTCTACCGCTGAGATAGTTCTGTTAAGTTCATTAGCCAGTGACGGTATGTCCATCTTTCCGCCTGCCATCCTTAGCGCCTCATCCTCCTGCTTAGTCCACCTTCTATAATCACTCATAAATACCTCTTTAAATTAAACTCGCGTCCTTGCGAGGTTGATGGCTATCATGGGGTGGGGGCTGTGGCGAGCATGGCCCGGTAAATATAGGACAGTCGCTGTTGCATCAAATGAGACATTTTTCCTGTCCCGTTAATCGCTTTGCGTCCTGCAATAAGCTGTCCCATTGTCGGCTCTACCGGCACCAGCTTCCAGCCTTCAGGGACAGCAACCGGCTCAGCGGTCAGCGCCGCGAGGGCAAGCTCTTGTACAGTCAGGCGCCAGCGAATTTCTTCCGCGTCTTTTGGTTCGGGCTTAATGGTAAGATAAGCATTTAGGTCGTCAACGCTGTTTGAAAGTTGACGAATCCACTCTTTCCTTTCCTCTTGCGTTAAAGCTTTCACGATTTCACCTCCTCGCCAGCTGCTTCTATCCCGGCACGATAAGCGCTCTCGCAATCCGCTACGTGCCCAGTGCCTTTAAACGGTGCGTATGCAAATTTAAGCTCGTACCATGCAATAAACCCTGCTGGGTTGCCATCTTCGTCTTCCGGCACCTTAACCGACACTGCTGCGGCTGGGGAGGGGCGCAGAAACAACTCCGTGCCATCCTGAAAATTTATCCAGTCAGCTTGTTCATGCAGGCAAACTACACGCACATCCGGGTACTCATTGCTGTCGTTCGCTTCACCACGGTCAATGCGACCGATAGGATCCTGCGCCTTCAGCCTTTCCAGCTCTGCTTCAAATGCGTTAGCCTTTAGGGTCATTCTAGCTCTTTGCTCGCGCAAGGCGGCATTGTCTGCCGCCAGCTCTTTCACCCGCGCTTCCAGTGCTGCGTAGTCCCGATAACGGCAGAAGTCCCCGTTATCATCGCGCTTAAGCGCACGGATACTGGTGTTAAGGCTGTACCTGATGATCCCATTAAACATGTCCTTTCTCCTCTGGCTGGCGGAGCTGGGCGGCGACATAGTTCAGGCATTCACGCCATGCGTTGCGAGCTGTATTGGTTTTGTCATCAAGAAAAAGGTAATGCAATGGATGTTGCTCCAAATCCAGCCGCTGCTCCTTGGCGTATTGCTCGAAAGCTTTCTGTTCCTTTCCATCACAGACAGAAGGTACACAGGACACGACCTCAGCCATCCATTGGCGCATGATGGCGTCGGTAGCTAGGGTTTTCAGATCAACCAGCATACGAACACTTTCCTCGTTACCCGGGTCTACAGATTCCTGCCATCCGATTGTCTGATCAATGGCATTGCGCATGTTAGCATTCTCCGCTGCCAGCGCGTTCACCTGCTGCTGAAGGGCGTCGCGTTCCTCTATAACAGCACTCATCACCTCGCGGCACTCAGAAATGTCTTTTTGACAAATGGCAAGAGCACCGCCTATGAAGCGTGTTTCGGCTTCTGCCCGCTCTAGCTTCTGCTGCAAATCTAACTGTGTCATTTCATAGCTCCCGTTAATTTATTGGTAGTTTAACACTACCGAAAGAATCCACCAACAATTACCTTTTCAAGCTGACGTGTTTCGCGAAGCTTTGCGTCGGTTGCCACACTGAAAACACGAATTACCTTGCGGCCATCATGCTGCGCTTCTTTCACTTTCCCTGACATGTAGTTCTGCACTTCCAGTTCGGTCATGCTCTGCGCCAGGCGATTACGGTTGTATTGATTTGCCATATCTATCTCACGTTAATTATCAAAAGAATTAAAACAGCGGCCAGCGCGATGCAAACGTATAAATCGTAGTCGCCATGCCACACCAGAATAAAATCGACCCAGCTATGCAACCAATCCATGCCGACCGCCTCATTTTGACGTTGCTCTGCAGTTGGATGCCATATTAGCGGCGCCGCCACCAACCATCAGGTACTCGCCGTTCTTGCGAGAGAATGATACGTAGGAGTTATGCGCAGTTCCGTTGCTGTTAAGCTTATCGCTTTTCACAGAAGTGCCAACCGCGCTGAAAACGAAGTAATCGCCAAAATCCTCAACGACTGCCGCATTTGGAACGGTCAGCACCCCACCTACGATTTCGTTTTCGCTGTTAACGGCTGCTGTTGTTGCATCACACAGGTAAGTAGTTGCGATGGCCGGCATAGCGAAGAGCGCTGCTGCAAGAATCAAAGTTTTCATGTTATCTCCTTTCACACAGCACCTCGCCGTGTTGGTAGATTTAATGTACATGCGTGGACAATCTACGTCAACAGTATTAGCGAAAAATAGTTAATAGTAATTTTCTAGGCCTGACTTTTACGCTTCAAATCCCTGCCCATCATCTTGTATTTCTTCTCAATTTCCTCCAATTGCTCCCTTGTCCATTTGAATGCTTTTGGTTGTGACTCCAGGAACTCAACCACATCCAATCCTAACTTCTCGACAAGAGCAATCCTGTAGTTGGCCACATTGCCAGACAGGTAGTTATTACAAACAGAACACGCAGCGTGGACGTTGCGCTCGTCATACCTGAGCGATGAGCAGGCGCCAACACTCCGGTAATGTGATGCGTGCCTCTGGTGGTTTCCGTTATCTGGCTTGCGGCAACTGATGCAGGGATTGCCCTTATCCCTCTCCCGGATGTAGGCATTGAAAGCCGCCTGAGCCTTCTTGTGGAAAAATGAAATATTTTGCACCGATTTTAATCGCTCTAAATCACTCTCTCTGCGACTCTTTTTCTCAGCCTTTTCATCGTATGCCTTTTGCCTTTTTATCTTCTCACGGGCCTTCTGGTGATGATTTAGCGCCCATTCACTTGCATGCCCTACAGAGCAGAAAGAACCGGCTGGGAATTTGATCATGGATTCTGCCGGGTAGTACGCCCCGCACTGCTTACACTTCCGTTTTGAATTGCTCACAGCTCAACCCCGTAGTATTGGTCGTAAGTTACATCGCGTAGCTGCACGCCCATCTCTGTTGCATATGCCGTGATGTACTCAATCAGGCTGGCCATGCGACCAACGCTCATGCCGGCGCTGCTCTCCCTGATACAGATAAGCTCACCTTCAATCCCTGCAATCACCTCGCCCTGACCGCCGGTGGAAATTGAGTGACCGGAAATCAATATCACCTTCCACTCATCGGCAGACCGCCTCTTGCCACCGAAATCAAGGGCAGAATTAGCGAAGTCAGAAAATATCGAGTGAAGCTTTGCGTTTTGATCCAAAGATCTAGTCTTAGGCTTAATCTCAACGATTAGTGGTCGCTTTTCGTCATAAGGCAAATCCCTGATGTAGTCGATGGTGTTTTTCTTTACTTGGTTGTTGATGAGCTGGAATTTAACTTTGGTCATCACATCCACCCGCCTTTTTGTTTTTTACCTTCTGAGGAATCACGCTCGTTTTCTGCAACTCGTCGCATCACCTCTTCCTGGTCAACGTTAACAAAGTGACCATTTCGCCATCCCATGTAGAAAGTGCCTGGCTCACCATGGCGGTACTTGGCAACGATTATTTCTGCGATGCCTTTCATGCGAGAGGTTTCGTGATGAACCTCGTCACGATACGGGAATATGATTGCATCAGCGTCCTGCTCGATGGAGCCGGAATCCCTTAAATCCTGAATGATTGGTCGCTTATCTGCCCTGTCGGCAACCTTCCTGTTTAGCTGGCAAAGTAGCAGCACCGGAACTTTGTACTGAAGAGAGAATTTCTTGAGCTTCCTGGTTATATCCCCGATTGCAATGTCGTTTCGCTCTGCCTTTTGCTTGATAATCAGGCCGAGATAATCGACCGCCAGGAAAGCCAGCCCTTTTTCGCCGCGTGAAAGCCTTTCGGCATGAGCGATAATTTCATCCACACTCATGGTCTGGTCGATGACGTAGTTGTCCTGCTCGTTAATCTGAGCAATCGCCATAGACATTTTTGCATAGTCCTCATCAGTAAGCTCAAGAGGATTCCTTAGCTTACCTACGGACAGGCTTGACCGGTCAGCAATGTGTCGTTCAGCAACTTGCATCTCTGACATTTCCATTGATACGAACAGGCCAACACCACGCTGAGAACCAATGTAGTTTGCCATCATCACAGCAAGCTCAGTCTTACCCATACCAGGCTGGCCGGCGATGATTATCAGGTCAGTCCTTCCAAAACCGCCGTATTTATCATCCATCGGTTCAATCCCAACCTTGAGGTAAAGTCCGGAATCAACACCCTGCATGCGCTTCTCCAATACATCCACCCAGTCCGGAAGAATTTCAGAAAGCCGGCGCGGCAGTCGGTCGTTTGACTCCATCTCAAGGCTGCTAACCAGTTTCGCAACTTCACGCATGTTGTCGTTGATGTTTTGGGTGTTAGTCTGCTCCAGTAGCTGAAGAGCTTCGAGCATATTCTTCTTTGCAAGCCTGACCATCCATGCCTGCCTAACCCTCTTAGCCCATGCCCGCATATTTGATGATGAGATGCAGGACTTGGATACTGCCAGAACGTGCTCGCGGAACGACTCATGAACCACGTCACGAACGGTAAAAGGGTCGGTAGGCTCACACTGCCTGATTAGCGACGACACAGCTCGGTACATATCGCGCAGTGCTGCGTTAGCAAAAGCCTCTTCCGGCAGCTTGCCAATAATCTCATGCGTATCAGGATGGTCGCCGTTAATCATCATCGAAGACACAAGCTGCGTCTCAAAGTCTAAAGAATCCATTACTGCCCCCCAAGAATCTCATCAATTTTTTGCTGTGTTAGCGCCGTTGCAATCCCGAACTTCTTCCCTTCAGGGTTTTCACCCATAGCCCACTTGGTAGGCTTGTAGCCGTGCTCGATGTAACCGTTGATTACTGTGTCCATGTCGTTTGGCTCCTTGCCAACTTCACGGCACATCTTCAGGTATGACTTGTAAAGCCTGACAAGACCTTTCTCTACCGTATCGGTAATGCTACGGATTCCAGGCAGCCCTAATTCTGATGCCTTCTCGTTCCATGTCTGCTTGATTCGCTCTTTGTCGTAAGTGAATTTTGATTTTTTTTCTTCGCTTTCCTCTTCCGAAAACGACATATTATTTTTATCTAATCTCTTCTTATCTTGCATGACAGAATCAGAAATAGTCATGACCCCAGCATGATTTGATTTTTTTAAGCACCCAATAAGATCTCGCATCTTATCATTGCTTGTCATTGATTTATCTAGCCTTCTTGCCATCTTAAGGCATGAAATAACGTTATCTGAGCATTCAAATAAGCCTAGCTTGACAAAGTACTTCATCATTTCTTCGACTTTTTGAGCGGTACATCCAGTATTTCTTGCGATTATCCTGGCGTCATGCTCAAGCTGAAAAGTTAGGTTATCGACATCAACCTTACCGGCAATTAGCTCAAGGCAATACCAATAAAGCCCGTATCCCTCTAACCCGTAATCAAGAAGTACGTTTTGTAATTTTGCGTCTGCATTTGCATCAACATCATGCTTAAACCATTTGATAAATCATCTCCTCTGCGGATAAATCCGCAATCTTTGCCTTGATTGTTTACTCACCTAACGCGATTAGCTCCGAAACTGTCATTCCCAAGAAAGAGGAAACCCTGGTAAGCATGGATATTGATGCGCTCTCTCTTTTGCACAACTGACTTACCGCCGGCGCCGACATACCGAGAGCCTCTGATAGTTCTTTCTGTGACACACCCTTGATAACAAGGGCGATCTTTATGGCCTTTCCTGTATTCATATATTCACCAATAGCTGTAGTTGATGTCGTAAATGATGTATTAGGTTCAGAGTTAAGTCAATAACATTTACTGTTAAATAATGACAATATTCTCTTGCATTGCAAACAATCTACCATTATAGTTTTCGTTATCAATCAGCAGGGGGGTTTACATGACAGACATTGTGAGTTTCGTTAAGCAGCAAGAGCCGCTCTTTATGGGTGCGCTATCGGCGGATGTTGTTACCTGGCAGAAAGAAAGCCAGTTTGCCATCCAGTATTTTCAGAAGAATGACTACCTGGCTAAGACCGCTTTGGCTAATCCGACCAGTGCGCAGAACGCGATTATTAACGTTGCGGCCATCGGCATAAGCCTTAACCCGGCAAGTAAGCTGGCCTATCTGGTGCCGCGAGATGGCATGGTGTGCCTGGATATCAGCTACATGGGTCTGTTGCATATCGCAATGGAGTCAGGAGTCATCCTGTGGGGTCAGGCCAAGCTGGTTCACGCCAACGACACCTATGAATCAAATGGCCTTGACAAGGCGCCTACGCACAAATACAACGCATTTGGCGAGCGGGGGGATGTTGTCGGAGTTTACTGCACGGTTAAGACTCCGGCCGGCGATTACCTTACCGAGGAAATGAGCCTCGCGGAAATTAAGACTGTCGAGGCCACCAGCAAGGCTAAGAATGGCCCGTGGAAAAACTTCTGGTCAGAGATGGCACGCAAGACAGTTGTTAAGCGAGCCTCAAAGTACTGGCCTAAAGCGCAGCGACTGGATAGCGCAATTCACATTCTTAACGAAGAAGAGGGCGTCTGGTCAGAGCCGGTCATGGCGCACGTTCCTGATGAGAAAGTCATTGAGCATGAGTCACAGGCAAGGGATGAGCTAATCCTTAAGCTCAGCGCTCTATGTGACGCGATGGGTGACGCCAAAGATGAGAAAACGCTCAAATCTCTCTTTGCTGAAGCTTTCCGCGCGAGTCATGGCATGCCGGAACAGAAGAATATTCAGGCTATTTACAGTGAGCAGAAAGCTCGCCTTGGAGTTCAATAATGAGCAAGCTATATGAGATTGCCAACGAATACGCAGAGCTTGAAAACTCCGGCCTTGAGCCGGAATTTATTGCCGACACTCTCGAAGGGTTGAAAGGCACTTTCGAGGACAAGGTGGAGAATATCCTTAAATTAATTAAAAACGAGGAGGCTTACTCCACCTCCCTGAAGCAGGAGGCGAAGTCTTTTTCCGAGCGGGCAAGGGCTGTAGACAACAATATTGAGTCTATGAAGCAATATCTTGTTAGCTCAATCGAGACGGCAGGCTTGAAATCAGTTCGCGCCGGCACGATGGCCGTAACCATTCGCGCACCATCGAAATCAGTTGAGGTCACTGATGTATCAAAGATTCCTACTGAATACGTAGATTTCGAGACAGTAACAAAACCAGACAAACTGGCAATCAAGAAGCTGCTTGAAGCAGGGCAGAGCGTTCCTGGCTGTGAACTGAAAACCGGTAAGCCATCACTTTTAATTAAATAGGAAAGACTATGACAACTCGTGGCGTAAATAAAGTAATCCTGGTGGGAAATCTGGGTCAGGATCCGGAAGTCCGCTATATGCCGAATGGCGGCGCCGTTGCCAACATTACGCTGGCCACGTCCGAAAGCTGGCGTGACAAGCAGACCGGCGAAACCAAAGAGAAAACGGAATGGCACCGCGTAGTGCTGTTCGGCAAGCTGGCGGAAGTGGCGGGCGAATACCTGCGCAAAGGCTCTCAGGTTTATATCGAAGGGGCGCTGCAAACCCGTAAATGGACCGACCAGGCGGGCGTGGAGAAGTACACCACCGAGGTTGTGGTTAACGTTGGCGGCACCATGCAGATGCTGGGCGGCCGTCAGGGCGGCGGCGCACCGGCTGGCGGCGGCCAGGGTCAGAACAACAACAACGGCTGGGGCCAGCCGCAGCAGCCTGCGGGCGGCAACCAGTTCAGCGGCGGCCAGCAGCAGCAGTCTCGTCCACAGCCGCAGCAGAACAGCGCGCCGGCGGGCAACGAGCCGCCAATGGA